TAGTTGGTGGAAATTTTCCGATTGGAAAACTTGGTTTAATGCGAGTGTTAAAAAATACGGTTGGGATAAAGCAAAACAAAATTTTGCTCGTTTTTGGATGGCGGTGGAAGAAGGAACTAACGTTGGGACAAAGAATGATATAGATACTAATTGGTTAAAACAGGCAGGATTGTGGAACGATAAGACAGGAAAAGTTTATACGAGAGATGAGATGTTAAAATTAACATCTAAACCAGTTGGAAACGCAAAGACATACTCATCTAATCTTGTGAATTATTTAAAGGCAGTTGAGGAATTTGTTCCTTGTGTTTATGATGATGGATACTATCCACCTAAATGTTATAAACCTGGAACAAACCCTAAAGGAACTTTAACTATAGGATATGGGACTGTATATATACCAAAAGGTGCACAGTTTTGTGGTAGAACATATAGCGAAGAGAAAAAAATTGGTGTGAAGGATATTGAATGTAAGGTAAATAAACAACAAGCTCAGAATTTAGTTACAAAAAAACTAGATAATTTATTACCGAGATTACTTAGTCTTCCTAACCATGATAAATTAAAACAAAATCAATTAGATGCATTATTATCATTGGCATATAATGCGGGACTTGGAGGTTATCGTAACTCTAACTTGGCGAAAGTAATTCAAAAAAATCCTAATAGTAACTTGGTTGAAAAGTATTTTACAACCAATTGGGCGAATCTAAAAAGAAGAATTAAAGAGTTTAATATTTATAAAAACGGTTGGAAATAAAAAATTGAAAGTATTTATAGTATATGAAAAAGAAAATTATCAATATAACTGAGAGTCAGTTAGAGAAAGTTGTTAAGAAATTGATGAATGAAAATGTTGCAAGATATGTTATGTCTCCTGAAGAATTTTTCAGAGAAAAAAATAAATCACAACAATATCATTGTTCTTTTGAGAACAAATGTTTCGTAGTTCATGACGGCAATCACCAAATTGATGTTGATGATAAATTCATGGAAAAACACAAAATTCCAAATGGAATTGGCGGGACAATCTACCATGACGCTAAGAATATTTATTTTTGTCCTGACTTTGGTGACGATAGACCACAAAGAACAATTCAGATTTTTTAATAGTCTAAATCTGTTTCCCAACCATCATCAAAATCAACTTCTCTTTCGTAGTTCATTCCGAAGTTTAGAACTATTGTCTTATCCTTGCAATTAATATCAAATTCTCCTTGAGAACCTTCGTTAATTTCCCATCCTCCTTGATGTCGATTTAATAGGGTGTAAAGAGCATCCTCCAATACTCCATTCTCTTCAATCGGATACCCTCCGGAGTAAAAACCATCTAATTGACCTGAATCACCTCCACCTGAAAAATTCACAGTAATATATTCATATCCTTGATTAAGATAATTTTCTAACACATCGTATATTTCTTTGTCATCATTTTCGGTAAATTCAAACTCACTTTGAGAATAATCTGTTGAGTCCCCAACACCATAACCACTAAGTTCCAATTTTTTTGTTTCAAAATTCAAAACTACAGTAATTGAAAAGTATTTGACATCATCATCATATTCTTTATATAACTCGTCTCTGAAAAATGGGTCGTTATCGATAATTGTGTTATAAAGGGCGTCTAAATATGATTTTATATAACCAACATCTAAATCTTTGTTTGACCCCGTATCAAAATATGGGGAATAATAATAATTAACATCTCCGTAGTTATAAACATCAATTGATTGTCTTATACTATCACTACCTCTCATTTCAGTAATGACTGCAATGTCTGGTAGAGTTTCTTTGGAATATTGTGAATTTAAAAATTCTATAATTTTTTCTGATATTTGTGTCATATTAATAAATATTAGTCGTTTATTTCTATTTTCATAGTTTTTAACATCCAAATTGGTCTTTCTTTTGATGAAATGGCATTTAACCATTCCTTTGCCGTTGGTATGTAGTTATTACAATCCTCTCTCACATGTTGTTCTCCAATATACCTTGTATAAACGGTTTTACCGTCACTATTTTCAAAATGTGACCCAAACCTTTGTTCCATCTCGAAGATTCCCTCAGAGTGATGTCTGAACATTCTGTGAAGGGAATGGCCATACCAAGCCTTTGTTTCATCTAACCATTCGTGTAGATGAATATAATCTTCCCATTTTCCTCCAAATTGTTTTGCCGATGATTTTGAGTGTAAGATTGGATGTGCCATATTAATGATTCATTGCGCAGGTTAATATATAGTTATGTTTTGCGGGGAGACAAACCCATATGTCATGGAATAAAATTTCCAAAGCATCTGGAAATACATCTACCGCAATTTCGGGGATACAATTTGTTAGTCTTATTGAAATATAATAAACTCCCTGATAATCTGAAAAATCAAAACCGTCAATAACGATTTTACTCCCTTCACCAAAAAGAGTAGGAATATCCTCATCATTCATAATGTTGATTAATTTTTCTAATTCAGTTCTCATTAACAACCTCCAAGTTAATTGTAAAGTCATTTAGCCTTTCGGAAAAGAGCATTTTATAATGATTTTTTATTTCTTCTCTGATTAGGTTTAAATCAATATAATCTTTTAAAAACCATCTAACTGAAAATATGTCTTTTACTTTGGACTCCGAGAATAATGTATCGTATAATGTTTCTCCTATTAATGTTTTGGTTTTAAGATAATCTATTTTTAAAACCATATTAACTGACATTTTTTCATCACGGACTAACTTAAATGACACATCACCCACACCAACAATGAATGGGTAGTTCTCAGTTAAGAACTCAGTTATTAGATTTTTGAAAAAACTTTCTCTATCCATAATTTTACAATTCAAATATAATCAATTATGTTTAATTATTCAAATATTTATCAGTATGGAAGTTAATATAAAAAATACGCAATCGGTAGTAGATAAGGAGATTGAGATTTTAATATCTGACTTTTTAAAATTTTGTAACTCATCTAACCCGATAAACAGAAAGATTAGTACTGTAATATATAGCGATGAAAATGGAGGAGATGTGATTCACGACAATAAAATTGTGATTAATACTAAAAATAAAACAACCAAAGAAATAATTGTTGATTTATCCAATCAATGGATGAAAATGTTCTCTAACTTTAGAAAAATAAATTTAAACGGCTCAGAAACTGAAGTATTAATTCACAAATTCTTAGAATTAAATGGAAACTACCAAAGACACTTTTGAACTTTCAATTGATAAAGTCTCAAAGTCTATAAAGTCCTGTAAAAATTATAATCAAGTCATTTCTTGTGAATCATTGCTTAATAATTTTAAAGTAATGTTTGAAAATGATACTGACGATGAAGATTTTAATCAAACATGTATATTTTTAGAATCCCAATTAAATGTCATGAGAGATAAATTTGAAATACTTTAATTAGTATTTATTTAATATGGAAAAATCTAATTTAGAAAATATTGATGATAAAGTTTTAGTTTATGTCTGTAAACAAATACTTGAGGAATTTAATGGTGCCGACTATAACCCATTTGAAAGTGAATCAGATTATGATACTTACGAAGAAAATATTAAAGTATTAGGCATTGGGTCTGAATCGATTGATATTGATTATCTTTATAATGTAATAAAGTTAAATGAAAGAGATTTAGAAGATGAGGATTTTAATGGTCCGTTGAATAGACCTGAAGCTGAGGAATATTATTTGGATACCAACGCTCACGAGACGGTTTGGCAAATGGTGACTTATAGACATAGGGTTTCGTCATATTCAGAAGATACTGTAAAACCAAAATTTCAGTATCGAGAAACTATGGGAGATGTCTCTGTTTGGGAAGGAAAACATATTGATACTCACGTCGGTGACCAAGAAACTACTGATGTTACTTATGGTGAGCCAGAACCTATTAAAAAAAGATAATTATCTTCCTTGTCCTCTATAAGGTTTTTTGTAGTTTTTCGACCTTTTGTTTGGTGATTGTTTCTTAGAGAATTTACCTACTTTTTTTGAGCCAAAACTAATTTTAGCCGACCCTGAACCTTTTGCTACTTTTGCTGCCATATCTTTTATTTTGCAATAAGTATTTCATTTTTATTTTCCGTTAATATTTATTAATAAAATATTTTATATGAAAAATTTATTTGAGATAAATGAAAGTGAGAAACAAAGAATATTGGGTATGCATATCGATGCGACCAAGAAATTTTATTTGAATGAACAAAAAGAAGTTGAGACTGTAAAAAATTGGGATAGTGGAGTAATACCAGCGTATTTCCCAACAAATAAAGGACAAATTAGCGATTTACCAAAAGAACAATTGGATGTGTTAAATAAAAAAGTCGATGAGATGTCTGATTTTTTAAATCGAACAGGGTGGAAAGATAAAAAAATTAATATGAATATTGAGGCCTCAACATCAACAAGTGGCTCAAGACAAAGAAATGAAGAATTGGCTGATGAGAGATTATTGTCTGCGAGAAATTATATTATGGGAATATTAAATCAAAAAATTAACCCTGAGATATTAAAAAATATTATAGTTACTGAGGATAAAAAAATACAACAGGGTGAAGGTGTTCAGTATCAGTATTTCAGAATAAAATTAAACGCTGAAATTAAAAGAACTGATAAACCAGTTATCCCCCAAAAAAGTAAATTAGAACCAATAATGGTAGAATTAACAGCCGCTGATTGGGAATTAACTCCTGCCGAGTATCGTTATAGAAATCAACCAACACCCGATACAAGAAATATTGTGTTACACTCAATAAAAGATAATCGAACACAACCTGCGACGATATATTATTTACCCACACCATCACCATTAAATCCATCATTTAAGTTAATTAATCCAAATACCGGACAAGTGGTTAATTCCCCAAGACCTTACGGACCTAATGAAAAATTAATTACCGATTTATCATTAGACGAATTTAAATTGGCGTTAGAAAGATTACCAAGTTCTGCCAAAAATGTTTTCTTACCTAGGGCTGAGAAAATATATAATAATCAGATTACTCCTGGAAAAGAACAAGTTAAACCATAACAATAAAAAAAAGGGATTTAAATCCCTTTTTTTATTCGTAAAGAACTAATACAGGACAAGAACCTTTAATTTCACGACCCTTGTCAGTGTGGTAAGTCACATCCAAAATTGAGACTGCAAAATATTTGAAATTTCGGTCTAAAATGATGGATTTGTGGGGAGGAGAATTCATCCAACTTGCAACAATTTCTTTACTTACAACAACATTCCAATTTGGCTCGTTATTAAAGTTGTCTATTGACCCTCCTTGAGCACACTCACCAACATATTTACCTTTCAAATATTTATCTCGTCTTTGTTCGAAAGTTAGTTCAACAAAGTTTTCATAGTCAGTTGGTTCGTCGTGAGATAAATCAGCGTCGTAGTTAGACAAGTAGATTGTGTGATATTTTGCCATTTCCTTAGCAATTGGGCAAAATACACATGGACGCAACCCATGTAACTTTCTTTGTCTATTTACTTCATCCAAAACATTCTTCTCAACCTCAGTAGCGTCCACATAAGTAGTTTTGATGATTTTTGGTGGAACATACTGTCCAATTGAGACCAAACTCACCAAAACAAATACGATAGTTGAAATTAAGTTTTTCATAGTTGTTTACTTTTTAATTATTTCTACAAATATATATAAAATATTCATTCCCACAAAATATTTATTTAAAAGAATTTGATTTTTTTCAAATTCATAAACTTTAAACCCAAATAAATGGATAGTGATGACTTGGAGACAAATATTCCGCAAAAATATAGCAACTTTCTGTCTAATGGCTGGAATGTTTTTCAACCCTTTAGGATTCGACATCATTTTCAAAATGATATTAAATGTTACGAATTCCTATTGGACTACCACAGGTATTTTTTATGGTATTGCTCTATCATTTTTTGGATTGTATTTCTTATTTCGTGAGAAAAAATGAACATTGAAAAAATTTTAAGAAAAACTTTATTGGAACATTCTGAACCTGAAATTTTGGTTTCGGAAAGTTTAAGATTTCATTTGGATAATGAATTATCATTAATGGAAAATGTGTTTAGACCACATTCACAAAAATTCTTTGACTTAATTAATGAGGTTAGAGAATTGTACAATGAGGGATATATGGAACTATCCGAGGAGGAGATTGAACTTGTTGAAAGTGATTTGGGTAATAAAGTTACTCTTAAAAACGGAAAGGAAGTTTATTTAGATATCCCACTTGCCGAGGAATTTATTTCTGAAGCTGAATATAACGGTAAAAAAGTTGAACTTGGAAAACCAAGAAGAAACACTGGTGGAGGTAAAAAATATGTGGTATATGTAAAAAACCCATCAACAGGAAGAGTTAAGAAAATTTCTTTTGGAGATGTTAAAGGTGGTCTTACCGCTAAAGTTTCTAACCCAAAGGCTCGTAAAGCATTTGCCTCGAGACACCAATGTGCAAAAAAGAAAGATAGAATGACTGCAGGATATTGGGCATGTCGTTTGAATCGTTTTGGTCATTTGTGGGGTGGAAAAACATATCCAGGTTATTGGTAATATGAAACCATACTTAGACTCACAAATTTCAGAAAAATCAAAAATTAGAGTATTTGAATCAAATGTTGATTCAGGAGAACTTCATTGGCATAGAGACAGAGAAGATAGAGAAGTTGAAATTTTGGAAGGAAATGGATGGATGTTACAATTGGACAATGAGTTACCTGTTGAAATGAAAGTAGGTGAAAAATACTTTATACCTGAAGGAATTTATCACAGGACAATTAAGGGAATTGGAGATTTGAAAATTAAGATTAATTTTGTCTAATCCTCTCAACTATTTTTGTAAGTAACACCTTCAAAAGATTTGCGCTTAAAGCAACACCACCTGAAGATAATAGACTTTTAGTTATCTTCCCAACAATTACCGATGTATCAGGATTAACATCGTTAATTAAACTAATTATCATCGGTATTACAGGTATTAAAAATGCGTAAGAGATAATATTCCCAACTTGATTTACTGTTACCCCCAAAGACTCAACAAAATCTGATAATGAATTTTTTAATTCCTTTGTCTTTTCTAAAACATCACTAAAAATATCACTTAATCCTTTTTCTTTAATTTCTTCGATAAGTCTTACAATTTGTTTTCCGTTATTATAAAAAACAATACTAACTGCCCCGACAACCAAAGAGTATGCAGATGCTCTATCTAATTCAGGATAATTTCCATTAATATAATCCATTAAAGGACCCATAATCCCACCGATTGATGCTCCCCAAGTTAAGAGGAACTTTAAGTCCATATTTAATTGTTTTGAGGTGTTTTTGATTGTCTCAATTGCAACTTCTTTTGCGGACTTTAATGTGGTTTTAATATCATCTAAGACTGATTCAGTTAAAATCATCTTATTTGTGGATTCGGAAATTAAAATTTTCATAGTATTTATAAATATATGAGAAACAATATTAATACTAACCCTACGAATTTAAAAAAAGGTGATAGGGTGGTTTGTTTAATTATGGGAGGTGAAACCTCTGTAACTTTTGGTGACACAGGTACTGTGACTCGTGTCGAAGATATTGGTGGTTCTTGGACTCAAATTAATGTGAAATGGGATAATGGTTCGGATTTGGCATTAATTGATGAGTCAAATAAAAAAGACCAAAAAGATATGTGGATGCTCGAATCAGACTTTATTGAAGAATTTGGTGAGGATTCACTTAATGTCATTACCGAGTCAATGGACATGAAGGATATGGAAAAAATAACAGAACTTTATGACTATTTCGGTGAAGATGGAATGGATTATTTCTATGATTTTTTGACTGCTTTAAGAAGGTCATCAATAATTAACATGCACCAAGCCGCTCCATATCTATGGATGGGTAAAAATAACATTAATAAGTTTCATGCGTATGTTGAGGATAATGATGAGTATGACCATATGTTAGAAATGGCTGGCAAATCACAACAATATATGGTTAATGGAGTTATCTCTTATTTGGAGGACAATAATAAAGAAGTTTCCGCCGAAAACATCAACAGATGGTTAAAAAGATTTGACACTGTAATTACCTCATTTTGGATGAGACAACGAATGAAAGAGTTTTGATAGAAACACAGGATTCTGTTCACCGAAGTAACCACCAATAATATTATAATCAAAATATTCGTAAGCCTCTTCTTCACTCATGTCTTCCATGAGTTTTTGAATTATTTTTTCTTTTGAATATAATACTCGGTTCCCATTACCAAATTCTTCAGTAATTCCAACAATACAATCATCAAAACCTGTTAGAATAACTGCTCCTTCAGCGTATTCGTTTATATAGTCAATCATATTAACTCAGAAATATCAATACCATCACGGTCCTTATCACTCATTTTTAATTTGAAGATAAATCCTGATGTGATTTTTGTAATTGATTCTTTAACATCCTCCACACTTTCCCATTTAACTGATACCTCGTGTTCAGGTGAATATTCCTCATCAACCAAATAAGTGACAATAGTTCCACTTTGTAGAGTTAAAAATCCGTGAGCGTATCCGTGAGGAACATATAAACTATCACCTTCACTCATCATAAACTCAAAAGTTTTACCAAAGTTAGGATTTAGTTTATCGACACAAACACAGAAATCTAAAATTCGTCCCTGAAGAACCATTACTTGTTTTGCTTGTGACTTTGGGTGTTTCTGTAGATGTAACCCTCTAAAGACCATTATATCGTCATTAATACTAACATTTGATTGAACCCACTTGTCAGATAATTTAATTGGGGTAAAAGAACCTCTGTGGTCTTTGAATACTGGTTGTTTACTTAATTCAGGTGTCATATCGTTAAATTTAATAATAATAATTTTTTTTGTCAAATGATATTGACAATATATTTATTGCAAAAACAAATTATGAAAGCTTATTTTTTAAACATATCTGAAGAAGAGAAAAAATCTATTACCGAAAGACATAGAGAATTATATAACGGTTATCAGTCATTACAACCAAAAGGTAATATGACTCCTTTACAAGTTGAGAACTTAGCTCAGGACTCTGAAGGAGTTACAGTTGATAATAAGGGTAATGTTACAGGATATAAGAACACTGGAATTAATCAACCCATGAAATCAAGATGTAATGAGTGTGGAAACATATATGAAGGTGAAAAATGTGAGTGTGGTACTGGTAGAGAGGTTATGGAAGATGAGTGTAACGAATGTGGTACTGAAATGTATGAAGGAAAACTTTGTGAGTGTGGGTCAGGTATGAATGAGAGTGAGTGTAATGAATGTGGTACTGAGATGTATTCGGAAGAACAAATCGAAGAAAGTATCAAAATAAAAAGCAAAAAAGACTCAGTAGTTAAAGAAATTAATGAGTCATTGAATTGGTTCAAAAGACTAATCTAATGTTAATCAAAGAAATAGTTGATTATTATTATAACAGTAAAATAGAAACTGTTAAAGTATCATTTAGAGTAAAAGGGGATTCTGACGAATATATTCGTGAAACTGAATTTGATTTATCCGTAGCTGAAGACTACGGATTTTTACTTTTAGATAATAGTGAATTTGATTCTGATGAATTTAATTTTAGTTACGAAGAAGATACTGATGAATTTATTTTTGATGATGAAACTGACGAGGAAGACATCATTGATGAGACCGAACTAAAACTATTTCTAAATGAATATTATTCATCAGGTGATAATGAATTACCTGAACCACAACTATTCTAAAATCAAAAAATAGTATTATTATTCCTTAGCAAGTATTTATATTATAATGGAATATAATATTGATTTATACATTAACTTGTTGAGAAGTTTATCCAACCCAAGTTCTGTTGATGGTGAGTTATCAGAACAAGGTGAATCCGCACCGTCAGGAGGTGGAGGAGGTTCTAGCGAAGGTTATCCAAAGGTCCCAAAGTGGGAAGAGTTTTATCAAACTAAAAGAGGTAAAGCGAATATGTTGGGTAAATCCGGTGAAAAATGGTCAACAGGATTAACTCGAGGAGTTGCAAATCAAGTTTGGTAAAATGGAAAAGAGAAAATTATTAGAAAGAATACTTTTGAATATGAGTTACAACTCAAGTAAAACTTATTCTGAAAATTTGGGTGTTATTAAAGAACAAACAAGTCCTATATTAAATCAAAAACAACAAGATAACCTCATTAATAGTGTTGGTGCCAGTTGGTCCGATGTAGGGAAACCTAATTTTAAAGTTGAAACACAAGATGAATGGTACGCAGTATTTGCAGTGTGGTATTCACAACAAATTGAAACCCTATTGTTTGAGAAATATGGATTTGACGATACAAAAGGAGCTTGTAGTTTTACTAATAAATTATCTTTTCCACAGGATAATAAAAATCTAACTTTTTATTTAAATTATTTAGTTAACGCAAAAGAAAATTTTAAAGAACAATCAATTTGTTATAATGATATAATAGTTTATAAAAAACCATTTGACAAAATTGATTACAATAACCTATCATCAAATGAAGGAAGATTAGATAAAACATCAATTAAAAATTATAATGGATATATACCAAGTTACGCCGAAGTTATTAAAGCTTATGGTCCTAGTTTCTCAGTATTAAGAAATTTAATTCTAAAGTTTGATAAAAAAAGATTATTTAATAACTATACTAAAAGTGGGAAACCATATGACGCCAGCCCAATTAAAAACTCAGGAGCCGGAGCCGGAGCTCTATTTCAGGGGGGTCAAATAACATCAAATGGAATTCATAATTTTTTAACCGCATTAGAAGTTGGTTCAGCCTTTATACCGGGAGTTGGTCTTGGAATTTCGTTTATTGTAGGGTTAACTGATGCATTTATGTATGCATCAGAATCAGAAATTCAAAACGACCCATCAAAAAAACAAGAGGCGGCTGAAACTGCAATGTTTGCACTTTTACTAACAGTTTTACCTGAACTTAAACTATTCACAAGATTATCACAAAGCTCAAAATCAATTTATTACTCATTAATTAAAAAAGTAAATTCAGGTAATTTAAAACAAATTTCACCTGAAGAAATTAAATTTTTAAATAATTTAACAACATGGGATTTAAATGCTTTAAGTTCTGAAATTAAGGTAAAATTAAAAAAATTGATAGTTGACGCTATGAAAAATAAAAACATAGATAAAGCAACTTACGATAGTTTAAATAAACTTTGGAAATCAATTGAAGGAACTCATGAGTTCAAAGACACTTTATTAGGTGTAATTGCAGGTTTTGGATTAAGTAAAAAGGGTAGAGATTTTGTAACAGCCGTTGTTAATAAAATAACGGGAAAGGGAGTTGAAATGAGTGAAGAACAGGTAAAACAATTAGTTGAAATTGTTAAGGATGTTCCTGAAGTAAAACAAACCCAACTATTAAAAGATTTGGAATCCAAACCTAAAGAAACATTAGAAAAAATGGTCAATGATACTGCATACATGAAAGACTATTTATCACAATATAATATTCCTAAAGTAGAGTATAGAGATACTGTTGGAATTGACATTCCTGCCGACTACACACCAAGTATTAAATAAACGGATATTTATAATTAAAAAAAATGAATAAAACGATAATTAATGAAATTTACAGAATCCAAGAGATTATGGGAGTTGACTCTAAAAAAATCATCTCAGAATCAATTGGGGGATTATTAGATGATGCAATAGCTTTGTTAAAGGCTGGAAGTAAATTACCTCCAGATGTTGAAAGAGAATTAGTTGACTTATTGGTTGCTAATGGTAAAAATGAAGATGATTTGGCGGTTTTTTTGGAAAAATATAATAAGGCATCTAAAGAACAAGATAAAATTACTTTAGTTAGAGTTTATTTTGGTAAGACCAAATCTCAGGTTAATGATGCCGTAACTGTGGCTCTTAGGTCATTAAGTCCTGCAGAACAGGGAGCGATTTATTCTCAAATGTTATTAGGTTCACAAAGTAAAGATGCGTGGAGAAATATTGAGTATTTAAGAGATAAAGTTGCTGGAGGGGCTAAAATTGATGACCTAATGGCGAGACAAATAAATCAACAATTAAAATATTGGGACCAGGTAAAGTCCGAATTAAAGGCTGCAAATCCTGGAAATCGAGACATAAACAATCAAATATTTGCAATTGACCAACATTATCGCGAGTTAAGAGATGAATTGGAAATTTATAATATTAATTCGAAAACTACCACCAAAGGAGTTGACGGTAATCCAATTTACAAAACATTATATAGTGATGACCCAGTTGAAGAAACTGCTAAAACGATTTGGAATCAATTCGCTAAGTCTAATAATCCTGATGAGATTAAGGTATTTAATGAGTTAAAGACTAAATATACTGATGAACAGAGTTGGATTGACTATGTTAAATCTCAATTTGACGACACTGCCAAAATAAACGAGGCTACTGAAAAAGTTAAAAATGACATTCTTCTTAAATTGAATAACAAGGAAAAAAACATTTTTGAAAAGTATATTGATAAATTTTGTGTTACCAGCTCTAAAATAGCGTCTGATAGAGCAGTCTCATCCGCATCTGTAAAAGGATTAGGAGTTTCAAAAGAAACATATACTGTAAAGGGAGGTGATACAGTGGATAAATTGAATTTTATTTGTAATACAATTAAAAAAATATCACAACTTACAATTTGGATGGCAATATTACCCTCTTTGGGAGGATTAATTGCCGGATTAGTAGTTTATTGGAAGAATAGGATTGAAAAAACAGTAGAAAATGTTACTTACTCTCTTGGGAAATGTTTAGATGAAAATGAAATGAACAAATGGAAAGGAGATTCAAAAAACAATCCGTTTAATGAAGTAGGTAATTGGACCGAATACGATTCTACTATTTGTGGAAATAAACAAATTAAATATAAAAAACTTGAACAAGTTGGTAGTGGTGGAAATTGGGAATGGGATGGACAAACATATTTAAGATTAACCACAGATGAAAATGGTGAATTTACAGGTGTTGCAATATTGACCGATGAAATCAAAGCGGCGGTGGAAGATACGAAATCTGAGATTGACTCAACTCTCCAAAATATTGAAAACAAAGCGGATTCCGTAAAGGCGGATGTTCAACAAAAATTAAATATACCACAGGAGTCAAATCCTGAACCCGCACCTAAACCTGCCCAACAAAATAAACTAAGTTTTAGAGATAGACGAAGAAAACAGCAGTAAGACATGGCATTACCTAAATTTTTTAATAATCAATTTTCATTTAAAAGTTACCCAAATACTTTTTGGGAAGGAGATAATTCTAATCATATTATTTTTACTCATGATACAAATAATGATGAGGAATTTTTGAGATTGTGGGATAATTTTGATGTTGGGAAAGGTAACATCAATGACAGTAAATTAAGTAGAAATTTTGGTAAATGGTCTATTGACAGCGGAAAATTGGTTATCACTTTAAGTAACGGAAGTAAATGGAATTATCCTAAAAGTGAATTATCAAAGATTGAAAAGTATTGGTCTGACAATTATGTACTTGGTAATGAGGAGGAGGAACCAAAACCAGAAGAATCTCCAAAACCAGAAGAATCTCCAAAAACTGAGAAAAAAGTTGACGATGCCCAAAAAGCAACATTTGACTATGAAAAGTGGGCAAAGGAATATCCCGTATCAAATCCAAAACGAGTTAAAGTGAATTGTGAAGATAAATGGGATAGTGATAACTGGTTTGAACTAAAAATAAAAGAACCATATCAAGATGAGGCGGCTCAAGAATTTATAACATCATATAAAAATATTGACGCAAATGCATTTTATGCTAATTTCGAGGGAGTATGTGGAGTCGATGCGTATGGTAGATTTGACGATATTAAAGATTTACATAAAAATGCATTAATTTATAAAATATCAGTTGAGCCGGCAACCGCCACTAAGGTTGAAAATGGTAAGAGAGTTATTGATAGTAATGTCAAAAATCAATTTGACTCGTGGTTTAAAATATATAAAGAAAAAAATCCTAATAAGGTTAAGGAGGGTACAAATATGCAAGAATCAATTAATTTAAAATTAAAAACAATTAAAGAAACAAAATTAATTAAAGAATCTTTAATTAGTAAATTGAAAGAAAAAAAGAAAAAAAATATATTAGAGTCGGTAAGGATTGAAAGAGATTTACTAAAACTTAAAGAAAATGTCTCAGAAAAAAAATATAAAACTTTCTTTAATGGGGTTAAAAATACTGTACAAAAATATAATCACTTATTAATTAATGAGGAATTTGGGGACGAGTTTAAAAACTCGTGGAATATGATTTTTTCAGAAACTGATGAACAAATAAAACAAATGACTATAAATAAAATAGTTGCGTCTTTAATGTTGGACCCAAATACTGAATTAGGTAAAACAATCTCTGAAGAATTAACAAATATGGACACTATTGACATGTTTACAAATCCTGAAATAGTATGTTCTAAAATTGCAACAATCATACAAAGCAAAATCCAATCAGAATTAAGTTCTGAAAAATCCGAAGGTATTGAAGGTGTGGTTAAGACCGTCATTGACAACTCAATTAAGTCTCAAGAAAATTTTGAAAAAATAAAATATAATATTCACCTTATGATTGACCCAGTATTGAACAGTACTAAAGAAAACATCGTAAATGTTTCAAAGGAAGTTAAAAATACTTGGATAAATAATTTAATGGGAGGAACAGTTTAAAACGAGTTTTGAAAATCGTTCCAAACTTTCTGTAAATATTGACCCGCAGAGTCCGAAAATATATTAGGTTCTGTGGGTTTTTTTATCATAACCATATTTGTTTCATGTAATAATTTATCACCCTTTTTTAAATTACAAGGGCTACAACATGTTACAAGATTTTTCCAAGTGTTATCACCCCCCTTTGATTTTGGGATGACATGGTCAATTGTTAAATCTTTTTTACTACCACAATAAACACAAGAGTATCCATCTCGTCTCATAATTCTATGACGATTAACTCTTATTTTTCTTTTCTTAAAACTAACATAAGAAAGCAATCGTATGATTAGTGGTCTTATATATTGTTTAATTCCGCATACTATTGGCTCATCGGAAGATTTGAGAATCTCCGCCTTTCCTTTATAAACTAATGCAAAACCTCTATGTAGGGTTGTTACATTAATAGGACTGAAATCTGAATTTAAAACCAATACACCTTGTGTCATAATATGTAAAATTACAAAATAATTTATTAATTGACAAATTTTTTTTTATTTTTTTATTTATCAATAATTATTTATATCAGTACATTGACAATAAAGAATAAAATTCACATATTTAAGTATTATTATGGACCCGAAAGTTAAAGACCAAGAAATGATAAATAATCAGGTTGAGAACAGACCACATTGGACTGAGGACGAATGGGATAATTTTAATAGTGAATATTCAATAGGATAAAATATGTACTGTATTGTAAAATATATCAAGATAGATAAAAAAGAATTACCTGTAATCATTCTAAACTCACAAGATGAAGTTTTGGAATTTGAAAAGGAAGAACAAGCTAATGAAATGTGTAGTATTCTTCAAATGAATTCTGACTCAGGTTATAGATATGTTATCAAAAAAATTTGATAACATCTAAATTTATATTATCTTTGTAAAACAATTTAATTGCCCTCGTAGCTCAGCTGGATAGAGCAACAACCTTCTAAGTTGTGGGTCACACGTTCGAATCGTGTCGGGGGTACTATTTTTCTTAACAGATATCTTCTATAACTGCAATATCTATACCCCTGGGTGTTTTATACATTGATATGTTAGTATCAGTATCTGAACCTATAAAATATAAATCACCTGTTTCTATTTCTTCTTCAATATCATCACATGGTGAATGATTATCTTGTTTAACCAAAATTGAATTAATGTTTGTTGATGGTAACAATGATTCAGGTAATACATCCATTTTTTCATAATAGACAATATCTGAAGAAATTTTTGGGTCTATCGTTACTACAAAAAACTGAGTAGCCGAGTAATATCCGTCCTTAGTTATATAACCATCGTCACATTTATAACATTTCTCTTCGCCACTACCCCCACATTCTTGACAAGAAAAACTACCACCACCCCCACATTCTGAACAATCAACGGAACCATCACCATCACAGTTTCGACATGTGTTACCTTCTTCATCTTCTCCAGTACCATCACATTCATCACAATCCACACCTCCATTTCCATTACATTCATCACAATATTCATTTCCACTGCCACCACATTCACTACAACTCACTTCACCTGAACCATCACAATGCTCACACTCTACTTCTGGGTCTAATTCAGTGATTTCAATATATGAGTAAGCAACTAACCTATCTAAAGTTAATCCTTCAGTACTCATTTTGTTAGAAATTCTATGAACTAAAAAACAAAATAGAATAAATTTAAATTCTTTTGGTGTTAGAAAATCATAAACTATTGTTTCCTCACTTGTTGATACGAAATAACGAAATACCTCAGTTGGTGTGTAACCTTCAAATTCGTCATCTGACATCTTTTTTGCAATTTTAAATACTTTGTCTGCGTCCATATATTTATATAAATATACATTTACTCAAATGAAAAAGAACATTTTAAAAGAAGAAATTGAAAGGTCAATAGAATTAATGGGGTTACCTATTAATGAGGATTTAACGGGTCAATTAAAGACTCTATGGGACCTGATATATACTGGTGACTTGAAGAAAAAAGTTGGGACATCTTATGACTTATTGAAAGATAAACTCACAAACTTAGATAAAGAGGATGAAAAAGAAATTGAATCAAAAGGGGTTGAGGTTGATGATTTAACAAGTGACGAGGTTGAAAAAATCGCAAAGTATTATGAAGATGAAGAGGGTGTTGATTTAGATAGAGATGTTTCAGGAGGACTTAAAAATTTCTTTAAATCTGAAGGGATTAAATATTCAGATATTGATTCGGCTGGAGACATTAACGGAGAGGCGTCAATAAAATTCAAGGCGGTTTTAAAATCTTTAATTAATGAGATTCCAAATCTCAAGGTTAAAATAACTTCAGGCAATGACTTATTCCATAAGTCAATGAGAAGTAGTAACCACACTAAAGGAATGGCACTTGATTTAACTATTTCACCTAAAAATGAAGATATGATTAACAAAGTTTATTATGTCTTCTGCAATGCTAGAAAAAAGTTTAACGGATTTTCTTTCATTGATGAATATAATTTCCCATCAAGTTCCGCAACTGGAGGACATTTCCATATTTCATATAACCCTAAAAATGTTGAGGATGTTTCATCAACCAAAAAAATATGTGACAAAATATAATATTTAAAAATACATCTGATATGAAAAAAAATCTAAAAGAGGAAATCACCAGAAATAGAAAATTAATGGGGTTGCCCATTAATGAGGATTTAACGGGACAATTAAAAACTCTATGGGACCTTATATATACTGACGATTTAAAGAATAAAGTAGGGGCAGCATATGATGTGGTAAAAAGTAAATTTCCAAATTTAGGATTAGATAAAGATGAAAAATCTACAGAAGAAAAACCTGAAAAAAAGGATGAAGAAGAACCTGAGGTTGATATTAACACATTAGAAAAAGATTCAGAAGAAGAAAAGGAATTTTTAGAAAAAATCCATAAAAGTTTAAATATCAGGGACATATCATCAAATTCTAATTGTGGGTGTAAAACCACAAGACTTGAGAACACAAAATATTTTATAACTCACCACACTGGTGGAAATGGGGACTGTAATAGAGTTATGGGTACTTTAAATAGTAGAGGTCTCGGGGTACAATGGATTGTTGATAGAGAAGGTAATGTGTGTCAATCCCTTCCTTTAAATTCTGTAGGATTCCATATTTTAGATTCACAGAAGGGTCCAACAAATTATAATTCGCAAGGGGTTGAAGTTAGTGCTAAAGATGATAGTGATATCTTACCAATACAGGCAGTTTCAGTCCTTAAACTAATCAAAAAACTTGGAATTAAACCATCTCAAGTTTATGGT